TTTTATATTTTATATTTTATATTTTATATTTTATATTTTATATTTTATATTTTATATTTTATATTTTATATTTTATATTTTATATTTTATATTTTATATTTTTCGAACAGTATCAAATGTAGTATTATAATTTTCTCCTATTCTTATGTATTTTTCCTTTGTGTAAGCTTTCTGGTAAGATTCATCGCTATCAAAGATCTCTTCATTTTTATTTAAAGTAAGTGGCACAACTTGAAATGGTATACTTGAATCTGGTCCTAATATAAAACTTCTTATCCTAGGATATCTCAATAATTCATCTGCTAATTTATGGGTATACAGATCTTTATTCTTTATTTTATTATTACTTGACAAAAGATTGTATTCTGTTACGTATATCTTTATATTTTTATCAAGAGTTCCACCTTGTTGTGTACTTAATATATTCGCCGCATTTTCTATTCTATTCGAGCTTATTCCTGATCTACTAATATCTTCCGCTGCTGATTCACTGTCGTTGTCTCTCTCGGTAAATATTAAATTAATACCTGTACTAATATCTTCGTCTTCTGTACTAATATCTATGTCTTCTCTACTAATATCTTCGTCTTCATCATCGGAGAATATGCTATTATTCAGTTCCTGTTTATTTAACTCGGTAGCATCGCCATCTACTGTCTCCACACTTGAATCGTATATAGATTCGAGTATTTTACTTATAGCAGGCATAGACGTTTTGTAGCCGCTTCTGTCATTTATTTTGTTGCTGTTATTTGTTTCATTCTTATTTAAATATTCAATAACACTATGCAATATTGACGTTCTTTTACCAAGTATTTCTATGCTATTTTCTGTACACCCTGTTAAACAATTTAATGCTATCTTCATGGCAACTCTATATTTACTATACATCCTAGATTCTGTCAATATATTCATGGTCTCGTTAATTCTTCTTGTATCGTAATTATCGGCATTTGTTAAACTTATGTCAAATTTGTACGGATGATCACCAGAAGTATAGCTAGTACTACAAATGTTATTGATATTGATATTCTTCTTACTTATAGACGAGTTACTTATTGATTCCAATCTTTTACCAACACATGGAATAAATAAATCCCACGATGTTACAAACAAGCCTATAATATCTTTAGTTTCTTTATTTATTACGCTACATTGAATTTTCATTCCTAGCTCTTCCACAACGTCTATTATATCGTCTAATTCATTCGTAGGAGGAAGATCATAGGTGCTGTCTATATTGTCATTCAACGGAACTGACGACGGGTAGCAAGGAATAAACAGATTCTTTTCCTTCTTTTTCACATCCACTCCTATTACTTTATGAGAGATAGGGGACATATAATATCGAGATTTAGTCAAGTTTTTGGATTTGATACGGCTTTTCAATTCTTTCAGAACAAAAGGTTTTATTATCGTGTTGTCTTTTTTTATAGTTGGTACACATTCGATTAATAATGATTGGAGCACATTTTTCTTTATTACAAACTTTAATAGATCACAATCACTCTTCTTCACCCCTTTTGTGTTTGTGCTTATATTATAAAACCTTGTTCCATTCTTTTTTACTAATTTCAATATCAAATAAGAATTAATTGTTTCTCCATTATTGCTTGTGCTGTCGTGATCTAGCGATGTGTTATATAGTATATTAGGACATACAATATTATCTGATTCTATTATGATTATTTTTATTTGCATTACCTTTTCCATAAGATCCCAAACATAATTATATGACATGTCATTGTCATTGTCTTCAATATACTTTATATAATTTTTTTTGACATTTTCAATAGTATTACTATCCTTTTTTATCTTATCTATATTATCCATTTGTAACCTCGAAAATATTGTGAATAAATCCCCATTCTGTAAATTCAAAAAGTTCTTATTATCATTCTTATCAATGTACTCTTTCATTTTATCTATTAAACTTATATTTGTCTTTGCGACGAAGCTATTTTTTTCTCCTTCCTTTATGCAATTGAAAATATGGTCCATACATGCTTTGAACGTGTTATTTTCCTTACCCTTTATAGAATAAACATTTTTACCTTCTTTTGGATTCAGTAAATTAATAATTTTTTTGTTTGTCTCATCTATTATTTCTCTCGTTTCATTATTGGAAGGTCCATCTCCATCTAATTTTAATTGCTTTCCATATTGTGAATTTGCAGTCTTTTTTACCCCTTCATTTACATGTTTTTTCGATACTCCACAAAAATATAATGATGATTTGCTGTCTTTGTATGTGGCTTTTGCATACAAAATGGTCGGTTTTGTATGTGTTTTATTTACTTTTGTGTGCCCACAGAAGAACATGAAGTAGCCTGAATTATCCCATTCTGTCACCACAGTAGTCGGTTGTTCTAAAACAGTGTTATTAATTACAGTTACACTTGTAAATGTGTAGTTATTGCCTTCACCACGGGTTATCCGTAATAATTGTTTATCATGAATACGGATAACCTCGTTCGTATCTGTTATATCAAATATATTTTTACCGTATATTGTTGTATATGGCTGATTTTGAAAATTAGGACAGTTTGTGGAATACTGTTTTAAAAGCAGTGTATCGTCTTTAAGTTTACTAGAGAAACTGTCACTCTTAGATTGAACTACTATTTCTGCTCTTGCGAAGCATTTACTTTTCGTATCTTCATTTACGTACAATTTTATTATTGTTGTCGATTTACTCGAATATTTATTTTTATCTTTATCTTCAATATAAAGCTCTTTATAGTCGCATCCTTTTTGAACAGATGCGAACAATGCATCATCTGCTTGAATTAATTTTCCATTTCCATTTAAAATAGAATCGACTACATCTATTTTCACATTTTCATTTTTATCATTATTATCATTTTTGGTGTGTATCCCTTCCATTATTAAACAATCTCCAACATTAAAAGCCCCTTCTTGATTTATAACTTTAATGGAAGACACTATAAATCTTCTACTTGTATTTCCTCCATCCATACCAAAGTCGATATCATCATCACCATCATCACCCTCATCATCTCCCGAAGATTCCTCTTCTGATGATTCATCTTCTGAAGAGGAATCGTCACCGTCATTCGAGCTAATATCCTCATCTTCATCTTCCTCCTCATCTTCATCTTTATCATCATCTTCATCATTACCATCGTTGTATGTATAATTATATTGTACAGAACATAACCAATTCATAATATTCATATTGTTACTAGAAACCGTCTTATTCTCAATATTATTGGACATGAATATACAATTCCTTTTCCTGCAAACCCTTCTGGATATAATTATGTTATTCTTTTCTCCGTTTTTCTTAACTTTTGGTTTCAATACAAGTTTATCCATTTGTACATTATCATCAAACACCTCAATATTATCTAATGATTGCATTCCGAATTGTCCAATGGATTTCAAGTATTTCATACTTTTATTATATACGTTTGTGCATTTTAATTTGACTAGTTTATTAATATTGTTAATTTCACTACATATGTTTATGTCGGTAGATGAATTCTTTTTTAATTTCTTACTTTTCCTCATAAAAGCGTATATCTTCTGTTCTCCTTCAGAAGTAATAATGTAACATAAATCGAATCCTTCTTTATCGGTGAAAGGAATAAAAAATTGTACTTCATCTTTATTAGTTGATTGCTTTACGTTATTCAATACTTTTGGGTCAAATAAAGGTATTTTATTGTAGGAATGATCAAAATATTCGCAATAGGATTTAACTTCAAAAGTGCCTTTATTTTCTGTACCTCCGGTTTCCTTATTTTTGGATTTTTCCAATGAGGAACCATAAACAAACTTTATATATGGAATGTCTTTATCTGCGTTTATTGTGTGAAATAGATTCTTCAAATCAATGTATACTGGATATTTTGGTGGAACAGTAAACGAAAATAACTTTATAATGTAGTCACTAATATTCATACTTTTTTTTTTCTTTTCTACAACATTAGGCATAATGCTCTGCTGGGTTGTTCTCGTATTTTCCGTTTCTTTATGGTTTGGAAAGTATATAACATTCATTTCTTCCTGATTGTATTTGTATGCATGAATCTTGTTTTTGTATATATTTCCGTAATCTATTATTCTTTTGGATTTTGATGGTTTTGAAGTTGCTCCATCATTGGGAGAGAGATTCATTAAACGATTGGGACAATATGGCAAATAAGTGTTAAAATCCACCCCCATAGGTTGTTTCATAATATTGGGTGTGTTATTATAGCCCCAACTAACTATTTTATTATAAATACACAATTTTTCGTATGTCGTGTTTGACGAAGTACAAAGTAGCTTATTACTTTCTTGATCATCTTGGGTCGACGTATTAGGAATATGTAAATTCTCTAGAAACGATTTCAGATTATAATCAGTTATTTTATCGTCTTCACATGCACTTAATATTTCCTGGAAAATACCTTCACTTGTTAGCGTAACACATTTCTCATACATCAGAAATATCTCACTTCTATCCGTATATGGTATTGAGAGATTTGATAATATTTCACTTTTCAAATAGGCAATAGAATTATAAGGATTTATTTGTATTTTTGTTTCATTCATTTCACCAGAAAGACCATAATATATAATAGTGTATTCTTCCTTATCACATTCACAATTCTCGACGACATCACAATCGTCAGATGAAGAAGACATAATGATGTATGTGTATGTTATATGTTATACGTGTTTTCTATATTATAAATCAATTTGTTTAGATATATAATATAAATTCATTTTTATATTTTTCTTTGTAACTACATAGTCTTTCCTTCTTCCTTTTAATATGTTTCCGTTCCCACAGTCTATAATTACCTGACTAAAGTTATACCAATATTCTTTACATATCATAGAGCGGATTATCGGTTATAGTCATACCGCAATACTCAATTGGATTCTTTTTATAATCTACAGGATCATATATGCGGATATCAACCGCGTTTTGTAGCAAAAACTTGAAGTTCTCCCAGAATTCATCGTTATGACCGATGGTTTTAGACATCACATGACCTAATTCATGTATCGCTACAAAAGTAAGCGTATTGATGTCAATGAAGTTGTTAGATGTTTTCTTTTTGACGTTGAGACAAAATGCAATTTTCTCCCCTTTGTTCTCACTATACGCTGTTAGTTCACTAGTAGGTAGTGTCTCTCTTATATACTCCGGATTGTAGTTATTGCTTAACCTGTAAACATTATCTCTATCAGGATATTCTTTTTTCATATAGAGTACTAATTTCGACATTCGTGAGGAAACTTCTGCTAGCAGGTCAGCCGCCTTTTGTATTTTATCTCGACGACGTACACAATATTCATTTCCGTCTTTTGAGGATTCGATACATTTTAAATTATATCCTGCTGATTTTGTATAGATTTGCAGTGAAAGCAGAACAATAAGAAAAGACAAAATATACCCAAAAATATTCAGGTTCATTTTGGATTTCATTATTTTGTAGATAATTGATTCTTTATTCAAGCAAGCAATCATGCAATTGACCGTATATAATATACAAAGCAAAGTATATTATATAATTATTTTGACTAAATGAAATCATGAAATCATGAAATCATCTCATTTTATTATGGATTGTGAAACATTAGACATTAGACCACGGTCTTCAAATTACTGAGGACCACAGCCAATCTCCAAAGGCACTCTCATAGTATCAGGAGAAATTGTAGTGTTATTCCAAGGACCAACATTGAGTTGAGGATTAGCAGGTTCAGAACGTAATTGCAAATTAGCATTTCTTAAAGAATTACCAACAGTGTCAACACCAGCGTGGTAACCAGCTTGAAGCAAATTAACATTTTGTAAATCACCAGATCCGACAGGGTTCAACTTTGCCCATTCGCTATTGGTGTCCTTAGGAAGTAAATCAGCGGGATCTGCCACAGGCTTAGCGGAGCAATCACCACAAGGAGCTGCAGAAGTAGCATCACCTTGAGCAGAGGCATACACCTCATTTTGTCCCATTGGGTTGGAAGGAACAACCTGAGCTGCGTCTCCTCCACTTGCCTCTTCAAACATAGCCTTCTGTTGAGAAGTCAATTGCTCAACACCAGAACTGGTTTTACTTCCACTATAAGACATAATCATATAGATCAAGAAAACACATCCGATAGCGAACAATATAATGTGTTCATGCTTAAATTTTTTAAGTGTTTGCAAAACGTTCATTTTTGTTAACTGTATTGTAAAGTGTATATCTTACTGTTTTATATAAGATAATATGATAAAAAATTATTTAAGTCAACGTTGATTATAAATGTGTCATTGAGATAATCATAATTAAGTAAATTAATTGGATTCTAATATAATATTTTTTGTACAATTGTTTATTTTCATAAATTTCAAAAACATCCTAAAATAACATCAATCCACCATTTTGTATAATCCAATTTCTTGTATAATCCACCATTTTGTATAATCCACCATTTTGTATAATCCACCATTTTGTATAATCCAATTTCTCCTAATTACCACTTTCTTCTATTTGGTATTTTTCTTGATCGATTGATTGATTGGTCATGTCGCTGTCATAATAATAATCATTAATGTCATCATCGGGTTCACTCTCATCTAAATCATCTAATAAGTATTGATTCTTTATATTTTTTGCTTCTAAATAATGGGTAATCGATTTTACCTTATGTTCTCTTGCTTTTTGTTTTGCAACCTTGTATATTTCGTAATATATCTCTTGAGGATCTTTCAATGAGGTCACTGTTCCGCCCACGTGGATTTCATTCTCAAAATTAGAAGATATATCTGTTAAATCGTCGGTTCCGTTATCATCCTCTTTTACGTTTTTACTATCTGTTCTATCGTTCATATCTACTTCCAAGTCTCCTACATGTTTTTCTTTACCAGGAGTATCTAAAATAACTTCCTCATCTTCCTTAAATACAATGTTCTTTGTACGATTACTCTCAGTATCGACATCTTTATCATTTTCAGTATTTTCGCTAAACATTCCGACAACTACTTCTTGTTCTACTTCTCCATCTCCTTGCACATTCTTCTCGACAATATTTTCTGATACAGATGGTATTGTAATTGGTACATTTTTAGTATCATCCACACGTGTTATAATGTCATTTGTCACTTGTGTTACCACCTCATCGTAGACTCTATGAGGATATTCGTCTATTTTTACTGAATCACCTGATTTGTCATTATCTTCTCTATTGTCAATATTTTCTTGGGGAAGTGGAGTAGGAGTAAGAGTAGGAGTACTATTCGGCATTTCGGGTTCACCAGGTCGAGATTCCGAGGTATTTGTATTTCGACTACTTCTTATCATACACTTATCAAACGTCGATTCTTTTTGGGATATCTTCAATTGTTTGCACATCAACTCCACTTGAAAGCTTTTACTAGTAAATCTAACTCCTTGTACCTCTAAAATACCCTCAATATTGTCATTTTCTTGTATACCCTCTATCGTAATCACATTTTCATATTCATCAAATACTACACACTCCTTTCCTTTTTGTCGTGGTTCGTTAGGAGTGTTCATTCCCACACGAATTAAATGATGTTTCCCTCCCCTAAAGGACTTGGTTATATTTACAAAATTGTTCTCAATGTCTGTCCTTTCCATATCGGATTGAAACCATTCATTTTTGTGATCATATATTTTCGTTATTATTGTATCCTGCAAATTCTCAAACCATTCAAGTATTTCGACGTCCTCATTGTTATACAACAAGTCAATATACGATCGTTTATTTGTATTGACTACACCTTGTTTGGTTTTGCACGGTTCAAATTGAACATAATATGGCGTATTGCTTTTATTGCATCTTATTTTTGTAAAGTAAGTTCCTCCTTGCACTACTACCGGTCTCGTCATAGAAATGCTTTCATTATCAAATTGATTATTTACTTGATGTATTTTTACGGAAGAAGATGACATGTTATATTTTTATACTACTGGTTCGTTTATTGCTGTTAAATAGTCAAATATATTTATATCGATACTTTAAAAGATTAATTATAACTAATAAATTCTGTTACAACATAAATGAACGATAAATTTATAGAAAAGTGTGTACAAATCCTCGCGAGAGAAGATGTGAAAAATGAAATGAAAATATTATTTAAACCATTGGTCAGTTTGATTGTTCAAGAACTTTATCCATATATATACCTCTCATTACTCTTTGTCATTATCAGTTTTCTTTTAATTTTAGGAAACTTTTACATTACGTTAAAAACAAGAAGATTTGTCTAACACACAAAATATTTACATAATATATAAATAAAACTATAAGATATCATTTTTTATTAATTACTATCTAAAATGTCTGAGATGTATACTGAAGTTCAAGGATATTCCCCCGCTCCATACATCACCGCGGGAGGAAAACGCAAAATGACCCACCGTCGTAAGCATGGTAAGTCTATCGCACGCAAGAGCCACAAGAAGCGCACACGCAAACACAGAGGAGGATCCCCCGCTCCATACATCACCGCGGGAGGAAAACGCAAAATGACCCACCGTCGCAAGCATGGCAAGTCTATCGCACGCAA